TTTATGTTAGACAAATGCGCTCGCTAGTACACGTTTTAGCCAACGCTATACTTTTATCTTGCAAATATAAGTTATCTTTTGCTATAAATCAATACCCTACGCACATTTATGGAGGGTTAAATTTCACTAAAAAGAGGGAGGGCGGAACAGCCCGAGCCGTCCGCCCTCCCCGTGTGTCCCTCACGGAACCCCGCTTATGCCTAGTTTAGGGTGTAGGCTACTCGTCCGGGCGCGTCGGGGCATCCCGGCCGATAAACCACCGTGTCTCCTAGTTCCTCAGCTTGACGCCGCCGGAGCGCATCGCAACGCTCGAGTGCATCTCGTACACGCCCGTCAGCGCGTCCGGCGCATCATCGTGCTGGCTCCTCCGCCTGTTGTCCTTGCGGTAGCTCGTAATGGCGGTGTAGAACGCCGGCCACCGGTGCTCCCAGCCCTCGGGCATCAGTATGTCGCTCTGCACCCCGGCCGAGGCCGTGAATATCCTGACGTACTTGTTCTTCGTCTGCGTGAACGTGTGGACGGCGCACCTGAAGTTCGACAGCTCGGTCCTGAGCAGCCGCTTGACGTTGCGGGCGAAGCCCCTGCCGCCGTTGTTGCTCTCTATCCTCGCCACGGCCGTGCCGTTTCGGGCGAGCATGCGCGCCGTCCCCGGCTCGGTGACCTCCATCGGGTCCCTCGTGTAGTACACGTCCGTGACGTAGCACGCCTCTGGCGTGTCCACGAAGCATATCGAGCACAGCGAGTCCGCACCCGTGTCCGCGGTGTCGGTGTAGTTCCACCGCCTCTGGACGCCGGGTGGCAGCTGCTCCGGCTTGTACGTCCTGAGCCCGTCCGGGTACATGAGGCCCTCCTTGGGCTTGGGGTCCTGCATGTATTGCGTGTCGAAGATGGCGGGGTTGACGTCCCTCAGCTTGTGCAGCTCCTCGAGCGTGTGCTTCATCGGCCACAGCGCCCGCTCCTCGCCCGTGACGGGGTCGCGCTGTATGGCGGGGAGGCTGAGCACCGTCCACTCGTCCGGCTCCTTCGACATGAGGTAGCCGCACAGGTCGTTCTCGTGCAGGCGCTGCATTATGATGATAATCGGGGTGTTGCGGCTGTTGACACGGTTGCGGATGGTGGACTCGAAGCGCGTGTTGATGCGCTCCCTCACCAGCTCGGACTCGCCGTCCTCGGGCTTCATCGGGTCGTCTATGAGGACGGCACCGTTGAAGACGTTGCTCTTGGCGTCAAGCAGGCCGAGCAGCTCATCGAGCCTCGCGTCACCCGTAAGGCCCTTGTAGGCGTCATCGTCCGGGTCCTCGTCCACCAGTCCGGCGCCGAAACCCGTCACCTGTCCCTGGGTAGACACCGCGTAGAACTCGCCGCCCGCCTTCGTCTTCCACCTCGTGGCCGAGCCCTTCTCCTTCTCGAGCGCCGAGCCGGGGAACAGCTCCCTGTACAGCGGGTCGGACATAACCGAGCGTATAGTGGCCGAATTGTCGTTCACCAGCATGTCCGAATACGACAGGTGCAGGAACTTGCACCTAGGGTTGAGGGCGAAGCACCACGCCGTGAAGCTCTTTATTACGGTCTCGGTCTTGGAGTACCTTGGCGGCATGTTGATGATGAGCCGCTTGCACCGCCCGTCCACCACGTCCTGGAGCGCCCTGAATATCTGCCGGTGGTGCCAGCTGACCGCGAACGAACGCCTCTGCTGGGCCATGAACATGGCCCGCGTGAACGCCTCCACGCTCGTCAGCATCTCCAGCCGGAGCGCCTCGACGGGGTTCACCCCCGAGGCCCCCCGCGCCCCGTACGACGCGCTGATGCTGTTACGTATCTCGTCTATGTTTGTACCCATATCGTCTGTCGGTGTTGGTTGTTGGACGCTACTGGCGGCCGAACACGGTGTCCCTTATGACCACGAGGGCCTCCCGGCTGACGGGCTGCCCCGGTATGACGCCGGGGATGGCTGACTGGGAGGCAGTCTGGAGCGCCGCGCCGCAGTCCTGTGCGGGCTTGCCGAATATGCGGTCCCACAGCCTCTCTATCGTGTCTATGTTGCCCGTCTTGCTGTCGTCCATTATGCGCTTTATGATGGTCTTGACGGCCAGCGGTATGCGGCTGTTGTCGTACAGGGCCTCCAACTGGGACTCATTGGCGGTGAGCAGGCAGCCGAGGAGGTTGTGCGTGTCCTGCCGGCTGAGGTTGAGGTTGAGGTTGATGTTGAGGCTGCTCAGCAGCTGGGCCACCTCGCGGCGCGTCGTGCCCGAGTAGGGCGCTAGGTCGGACGGACCGGCCGAAAGGAACCTCTGCGCCTCGGGCGAGGCCTCGGCGGCCTCGATGTCGGATATGTTCTCCATGAGGCGGGCCCTATGCCGCTCGGCCTTCTCGCCCGCGGACCTCTCCGCCTTCTCCAGCTCGCGCCTCTCTCTCGCCTTCATCCTCGCAAGCGAGGCCGCGTTGAGCCGTCCCTCCCGCTCGTCCGCCTCACGGCCGACCTCGCGCTGGGACATCTCGGTCGCGCCCGGGTCACCGCGGTCGGGCAAAAGCTCCGAAAGGCTCTCCTTGTACAGCTCTTTATCCATAAGCGTTCGTTTTTCTGCAAAGATACGCAAAAAAGTGCACCGGCGTACATTTTTGCAAATCTTTATCCATTGGGGGCGGATTTTCATCCTCCTGGGCAAATTTCCGCCCTCTTGGGCAAATTTCCGCCCTCTTGGGCAAATTTCCGCCCTCTTGGGCAAATTTCCGCCCTCTTGGGCAAATTTCCGCCCTCCTGGGCAAATTTCCGCCCTCTTGGGCAAATTTCCGCCCTCTTGGGCAAATTTCCGCCCTCTTGGGCAAATTTCCGCCCTCCTGGGCAATCTGAAGGCGCCCTTGGGGCGAAAGTGTAACAAGAATTTTTTTGTTACACCTTTTGTTACACCCTTTGTTACACTTTAACTTACTGAATTTTAGGTCGTTAAGCCAAAGTGTAACAAACGTAACAAGAAATTTCACTATATAGGCGTATACATAATATTATATGCGTGTGTGTGCATATTTCTATATTTTTATTATGCCTATATATATAAATTTTTGTTACATTTGTTACACTTTGGTCTAAGTTGCTGATTTTATGTGTGTTAAGGGTGTAACAAAAAGTGTAACAAAAGTGTAACAAGCGATTTTTTGTTACACTTTTTGCATAAATATACGATTATGCAGTCAAAAAAGCCCCGATTTTTGGCAAATCGCCGGGATTTTTTCAGTTTTTTCGTCCTTACTCAGGTTTGTTACAGGGTTGCCTGCATTTTTCAGAAGTGTTCTGCAAATTTGCTGTAGCAGAACACTTTTTTGTTACGCCCCGCCTTTTTGGCCTCAATTTTTTTTTCGGGAAAGTGAAATGCTCCGTCCGGATTTTTAGGGGGCCCGAAATTTTTTTTTCGGAAAACCGAAGTGCCCTGTCCGGATTTTTAGGGGGCCCGAAATTTTTTCGGAAAAACGAAGTGCCCTGTCCGGATTTTTAGGGGGCCCGAAATTTTTTCGGAAAAACGAAGTGCCCTGTCCGGATTTTTAGGGGGCCTGCCTTCGAGCCTCCTCTTCATATATTGAGGAGTTAAGCCCCCTGTTGCTGTTTTGGGGGCCTGATTTTTGAGAGAGGCAGCCCCCGAAGCCCCGAAGCCCCGTTTTAACATTTTGCGTATAATAGCTCTTATTATGTTAAGTAGACGACAAAGAAGGTTCCTTCGTATAATATTGATTTATAGCCAGTTAGATTATAGCCTTAACATTTGTTAACCTTTTGCGCCTATATGTTAAATTTACTTATGTTAAAAAAAGTGTTAAAATGTGTCCCGCCCGTGATGATGTCCTCCCCAGGAAGCCCGCCCCGCTTGGATGCCACACCGCCACCCCGGCGGCCGTGATGACTGCCTCCGCGCCCGTGATGGATGTCACACCCGAGAGGCCGCCGCGGCGCTCCGCCTCCCCACCGCCCAGCCCGCCCCGCTTTGTTCACCTTTGCAATTATTATATTTACAATAGTATCGCGGCTTCGCTGCCGCCCTCCCTCCGCGCCTTTTTAATAAACTTACTTTTGCTTTGCTTTTCGTTTATTTGTTAAAACATTTTAAAAAGTTGATAAATAGTTTGCTTTTTGCTTGCATAAACCAATTTATTTACGTGTCCTCAAATAACGCGTTTTAAGCGCGTCACCTTCGAAGTTATATAGTTTATCCTCTTTTTATTTTGATGCGAATACACGCAATATACACAAAATTTGCCCTTTTGCATAAATAGCGTATATTGCCTTCTAAGTTGCTAGTTTTCAAAGAATTGTAAAATTTTTAAAAAATCGGTGCCTTCAAATTTGGAGATTTAGCAAATGTTTACTTATCTTTGAAGTGCAAACAAACAAAAACAAAACAGTATGAAAATAGAGCTAACTATTTATGACCCAGGCGCCGCCGGCGCGGTGCTGAAAAGGGAATCTTTCGAGGTTGTAAGAATTGAAGGACCCTTCACGGCTCCCGGCCTTTTCGGAACTGATGACCCCTTTAAAACCGTTATTTATAAAGGTAACGACGGCAGACTAAACTATAAATTCTTCAAGGCCGGGAATGCCACAAACACCGCAAATATTTATACAAACAACCTGGTGAAACAATATAAATTAATAGACTGATGGCCGTTGCAATGACTTTTGAATTTATAATCATATTAGGCCTATTTTGGCTATTCATTAACATCTAAAAACAAAACAGTATGAAAACAGAAAAAGAACTTCGCACCGCGTGCGAAAAGGAGGCCGCCCGCCTCGAAAAAATGGGTGTTGTATCAAAACGCATTGCGGCCGGCATCCGCGCCATATTAGAGGAGGCCGAAGGCGTCGGTGTTGATATCCTTAACACACATTACAGCCGGTTCTTGTGCGACACCACCGGGGAGAAATTGTCTTTATTTCAGCATTTCCTTCGCCTGGTCGAAGGCGCCTGTTTTTTGGTTTATGACGGCGATATTAAAGACGTTTATCTATGGCACGACAAAAAGACACATTACAGCGACCCGGGCTTTTATTACCGCATTCAGGCCTCCTATTTGGCCCGCGCTTGGGAACGCATTAAGAGCATAGAATCTAAGTTATAAAGACGGAGAACTCCGGCCATTTTTCGAGGGGTGCAAACTTTTTTTGTTTGTGCCTCTCTTTTTTTTTGCATTTTATTTTGGTAATTAGTAAATGTTTACTATCTTTGTGATGTAAACATAAAACAAACAAAGCACATGAAAAGACAATTTAAACCGGATGCGTACTACATTAGGACTCCCTACGAGTGCATTTATCTTCAACTCACTAGCGACGCCGAAGGGTGCCACCTGTTAAGCGAGCACAAAAGCGTCATTAACGGTCATTACATTTATACGCTATTAAAGGCGCGCAAAATCCACGAAACAAGGGGCGGAGAACCCTATATAATCCTCCGCGGCCGTCGGGTGCGATTAGATAGCTTTTTAAGAACCGGCTCCGCGTGGAGCTCCCTCCCTGAAGGTTACACCATTGAGTATTAACAACAAAAAGCAAATAAACCATGTATCAATCATTTACAACTCCGATAACTTATTATGTCAATGGAAGGCAGGTCCCTAAATCGACATATTACCGCGTTAAGAAGGCGCGCCGCGTTCGGTATTACACTAACAATCGATACGGCTATAAACAGCGAATTATTGAAACGCTTGACTAATAGTTACTTAAAACAATTCAGTATACAACCATTAAAAACAAAACATTATGAAAAGACATTTTGACAAAACAGCCGCTGAAATCATCGGCGAAAAGATAAACAGCGTTAAGGACTCAATCAAGACCCGCGAAGCTGTTATTAATGTTGTCGAAACCATTAACGGCCTTATTAAAGACTTCGATAAAAAAGTATTTAACAACCGCATTTTAAACGCTTTAAACGCGGAGCTTCAATCACTCGGCGCGCCCTTCACACTAGAAATAACTGACATAAACCCCGGCGGCGCGCGCCTCTGCTTTCGGGACGCTAAAACGCGCGCAAAAGTCCATTACACATACGACCTTCTATTAATATACACACCCGGGGAGCGCCGTATCGACGCCGCTAAAACGATTGAAGCCGGCCTCGCTTTGGTTGACAGTCTGAAGGAGACAAACGACCAGGACCGCGCGCAAATTGGTAACTATAAAAAGATGGTTAAACCACTTCAAAAGGCCTTCGATGCTTTCGAGGCCTTCGCCGCCATCCCCGGTTCCGCCTATATAGGCGCGGAGCACTTCATCGAAAAGTCGTTTATTACAGAGACTTTTTACGCGCCTTCGCCCGCTTTTCACGTTTACTATGACCTTTTGCAATCCACATTTAGGGGACTATGAAGAAGGCCTTGATTGCGGCCGGTGTTTATACATACGCCGGCCTTCTTGTCTTTGTGCTTTTCAGCGCCTCCGATGAATTTAGTGCGCTTTGTGGTTTCGTCTTGTTTTTGGCTATTGTCACCAGCGCCCCGGCGCTCCTCGTCTACTGTCTTTATAAGGCCGTGAAGCGTTGATGCTATACAGGCCGCCGGCGCTTGTTTTGCCGCCCTTCCCTTAATTAGGCGGGGCGGCTCTATTTGAAGGAGTTCTTTACTTATTTTGCGGCTGCTGTGGCTGTTATGGCCGTTATGGCCGTTATGGCTGTTATGGCCGTTATGGCCGTTATGGCTGTTATGGCTGTTATGGCTGTTATGGCTGTTATGGCTGTTATGGCTGTTCTGGCTGTTCTGGCTGTTATGGCTGTTATGGCTGTTATGGCTGTTATGGCTGTTCTGGCTGTTATGGCTGTTATGGCTGTTATGGCTGTTATGGCTGTTATGGCTGTTATGGCTGTTATGGCTGTTATGGCTGTTCTGGCTGTTCTGGCTGTTCTGGCTGTTCTGGCTGTTCTGGCTGTTCTGGCTGTTCTGGCTGTTCTGGCTGTTCTGGCTGTTCTGGCTGTTCTGGCTGTTCTGGCTGTTATGGCTGTTCTGGCTGTTATGGCTGTTCTGGCTGTTCTGGCTGTTCTGGCTGTTATGGCTGTTCTGGCTGTTCTGGCTGTTATGGCTGTTATGGCTGTTATGGCTGTTCTGGCTGTTATGGCTGTTATGGCTGTTATGGCTGTTATGGCTGTTATGGCTGTTATGGCTGTTATGGTCAGACTTTTGACGGCGGCCGCGGGAAGCCTTCGGGCGGTCCAATCTGTCCCGACCCCCACAGTGGAAATTGGCCGACCCCCACAGTGGAAATTGGCCGACCCCCACAGTGGAAATTGGCCGACCCCCACAGTGGAAATTGGCCGACCCCACAGTGGAAATTGGCCGACCCCCACAGTGGAAATTGGCCGACCCCCACAGTGGAAATACGGGACAGGTGCAAGAAGGTTTTGCGAAAATAATAGCCAAATAATTTAGCATTGATTAAAGATATTTTTAACTTTGTACCAACGGAAACAAAAACAACAACAGTATGGCAATAAAGTACTACGATTTAGTTGACCTAATCAGCAAAACAAAGGGCACGTATAACGCCCATGTTAACGACGGCTTCGAGGTGGAGGGACTGTACAGTTTCTCTATCGACGGGCCCGAGGCCGGAAAGCTGGCCAAGGCAATAGCCGCCCGCCTGAGAGGCGAGGAGGTTGCCGTCACCGAGATAGACGGCGAGACGTGGGTGCGCGTCCGCGTATCCGAAACCATATCCGACATCATGGAGGATATAACGAAAGCGAACATCAACAAATTAATAGATATGGTATTATGACAACAGACATTGAGGAACTTCTCCGCTCCTTCGAGGGCTCCGAGAAGGCGAGTACCCCCACCGAGGAAATTGGTGCTTCCGCTGAGGAAATTGAGGAGGGCCAGAGGAATTTGGAAGGGGGTCAGGAATTTCCAAAGGGGGCCGAGGAAATCAGGGAGGGCCTGACGGAAGGCGCAGGGGGCCAGGTGGAGGACTTCGCCGACCTGAAAAAGCAGCTGCTCCACCACCGGTGCTTCGCCATTCCGTTTAACTGCACGAACTGGGAGCCGGGGACTGTGGTGTCCGTTTTGTCGGGAAAGGCCCATGACGGAACTAAGGTGCCGCTTGTTGGCATCAAGTTGGATGACGGGCGCAGGCTCGTTAAGAAGTGGGGCAGCAAGGCGCTCCGCATCCTCGACGAGCTGGCCGAACTGGAGCGGCGCGTGAGGAATTACCGACACTTGAAACTTAACCCGAACGGGACTCCGATTGACGGCCCGGTGTGGTCTGAAGAGGACATCCAGGCGGAGATAGCCGCCGTGGCCGACAACGTCGGGCGTATGGCGAGTTTTCCGGAGACTGGGGCTTACGGAGTGCGTATAGTTGGCGGCCGCACCATAGTGGGGCGTATCAAGCGCGTAATAGTGAACCGCCAGCAGAGGAATTTGCAGTACCGGATTGAGGCGCCGGTGGGGGACGGCGTAAGGGTCTACACGAAAACGACCAGCTGTCCCTACCTCCACATCTCGGGGGAGATTGACTCCGAGGGTGAGGAAATCAGGGCGCGCTTCACGAAGCGCACGATGAAGAAGGGCCGCCTTATCGGCTCGGACGCGTACGAGAACTACAAGGCCGCCGAGGTTATACTCCAGGCAGCCGAGAGGAATTTCAAGAAGGCCTCGGAGGAACTTGAGAGGGCTCGGGTGAACTACGAGAGGGCCAAGTCATTCTACACTTCAGAGTCAATAATGTAAAAGCATAAAGGTATGAAAGCATTTAAAGATGTGAAGGCCGGGGACACGCTCTACAGGGTGCGCTTTTCCGATTACAGCGTTGGGACGCTGGTCGTGGACAAAGTGGAGAAGTCAAAGTTTGACGGGACTACGCTGGTGCATTACAACAATGGGGTGAGGGGCTTCTGCCTCGAAGCATACGAAGAGGACCTCGGCAAGTGCTGGTTGCACGATACTTTATTGTATGCGATATGTACCGACTACGATGCTGTGGACGCAGCCATAAAGGAAAACAGCGCATTGAGGAGCAAACCGAAAAAGAGGGAGGCGGCGATGAAAACGCGCGTATACGAGGTTAAGTATCACGACCCTGTAGACGGGAAGTACGAGACCAAGCAGATACACATTAAGAGGCGCGACGTACAGAAGGCACAACTGGCGATGCTTCGGGCTCTTGATACACTGCGGTTGCAGCATAAACAAATTATAATCGTTGAACTAATAGGAACATTGCAAGATGAACATTAAAACAAAATTTGATATCGGTGCCACCGTTTATTTCCTGGACAATAACGAGATGGCGAAGGGAACAGTGAAGGGCTTTCTGATTAAAGGCGGTTCAGACGTTCCATCAGGCTTTCAGGAAAAGTACTCGGTAGAGTTCTTCTCGCCGTACTGGTGTGAGGCAATCACGAAGGAATTTGATGTGGGCAGGCTGTTTGCGACCCCACAGGAACTTTGGGCGACACTTCCGGCCGATTTTTCAGAATATGAAAAAGAGATTAAGAAAGAAAAGTAAACGACTTATGTGCTCTCATCGTTATGAAGGTGATGATTATTGGGCTCATTGGTCTTGTGTGTTTAGCAATGGTGATAAAGAATGCTCAATTTGCAAAGCATATTCTGTTTCAATGCAACATAGAAGGGCTTTTTATGCAGGGAGAAAGCGTTGCAAAAAGTACTACAAAAGGTACCACAAAAAGCATTTGAGAAAATATTTCGGAGATTAAAACAATGGAAACAAATAAATCATGGCAGTAAAATACCACATTAACATAGACATCTACGATGATGGCGACACAACTATCTTTGTAGAGAAAACTGGATTTAGTAGTTATAACTCTCAAATCCCTTTAGAAGAGTTTAGTACAAAGACACAAGAGTACATAAAGAAAAAGGTACAAGAGGTTCTTGAAGAACAAGAATAACTAATTGAAAAACACAATGAAAAAGAGACTTAGAAAGAAGTGGCATCTCCTACAATGCGCCCACTGGAATGAATGTATTGGAATTCGTTATTCTGATTGTATTCTATGTAAGCATTTCTCGCTCAGTAAAAAGACCAAGAGAGGTTATTACTCCTTTCATAAGAAAACAATGCAATTTACCAAAAACATTAAATGGGAAGATATATGAAACAAGAAGATAAAAAATTCCTCGCCGAATTGGCGAAAGAACTAAATACACAGGACAACGCGGGAACCGCCAATCCAATTTGGTGTATAATGGACCAGGAGGACATTATAATGCCCGAGGGTGACGGTGATTTTAAACTCGTAGTAGGCCCTGAAGCAGCCGCACCTTTGAATGATTTTGTTGATTGGATAGTCGGGGAAGTTTCAGAGGAGCTGAAAGAGGAAGCCGAGGAGGCTTTTTTCTTGTGTGACGACACAGACGAACCCAGAAACGCGCTGGAAGAATACACCGGCGAAGACCCCTACAGCTATAGCATGTATGATGCAAGCATGGAAGAGCGAATTTGTAGAAATGCTACCGGTTTCCTAACCAAGAAATCAGCCGAGGAGCATCTAAAACAAAATGCTCACCATTACTCAAAAGATGCTCGGGCTTATGCCCTCTCAGCATGGCGAAACCCGGTCCGTGAGAGACTAATAAAAATAATCAAGGAAACTAATTGGGAGGAGTTATGAAAAAGTAAAACATCTTTCTCAAAGATGCTTATTTCGGCATCAACAATGGTAAAAATTTAAAACAACTAATTAAGAAGCATTATGAATTTTAATATTTTATTTGTCCTTTTAAGAATATTACTTGGCGTTATAATCAATCTTCTCGGCATCGCTGTGAAATTAGGTTTTATAGCCTTGTGTATATTCCTAGTTATAAAGATGGTTCATTTTTTATCTTCATACTGTATATGAAAACAAAACGTATTCCATTCGACCTGGCGAAGGCTAGAGCCGGCGCAAGGGTAGTTACAAGATGTGGCTATCCGGTAAGATTGTCTGATTTTGAAGTGAAAAATAAAGACGGCTATACACTTCTTGGCATTATAGACATAAAAGGTAACGAGGTTCCTTTCAGTTTCCTTAAAAACGGGTGCCGTTCTGGCACAGAAACGCAAAGTGAATTTGACCTCTTTATCGAAGAGGAAGTTGAACCAAAATTTAAAGTAGGCGATTGGATAGTACAAGATAATGCTGGTATTTGTAGGGTCACTGAAATATGTGAATCTTGGTATGAGGTAATTAATTCTGATGAATCTAATTATTCAATCTCTTTTGACCAAGAGTCTATGTGTCATCTTTGGACTATCCAAGATGCAAAGGAAAGTGATGTGCTTTATTATTCTTCTAATAATACTTGTGGAATGCTTATGTTTAAGGAATTAGCACAAGATGAAACTCTACAAGAAGTAAGATGTTATTGTGAGTATAACACTGAGGATGGACTTTCTTTTGAAGTTTGTATCGATAACCCGATTACTCGTCCTGCATCTAAAGAACTATGTAAAGAGTTGTTTATAATAATAAAAGAAGCAGGTTACATGTGGGACTCCGATAAAAAGGAGCTAAAGAAGATTGATAAAGAAGTTAAAACTAGACTTATGACTCACCAAGAACTTTCTGATTGGTTATGTCAGTGTCCAGAAGAATATAGAGAAATGAAATATAAAAAATGTTTAACTATTTATAAATATCATAGTTATTATGAAAATGAAGCTAATATTCCAGCTGATGATATATTAATTCGGAAAAATCATGGTGAATGGGAAGAACCGATTGTTGACGAAATATTAAATAAAAATAATTAAAGATATGAAAACAAAACGTATTCCTTTTGATATTGAAAAGGCAAAAGCTGGCGCTAAGGTAATTACAAGATGCGGCGGCCATGTAAGGTTGGGACTTTACGATGCAAAATACGGTGACCGCCCACTTGTGGGTGTTGTAGATGATGGAGACGGGATAGAAGTTCCCCGGTTCTTCATGCAAGACGGAAGACACAATAAAGATTCAGAAAGTCGTTATGACCTTTTTATCGAAGTAGAAGAGGTAGAAGAAAATAATGCTGATACGGCTGAAAAGAAGATTAAAACTCGCAGAATGACTCACCAGGAATTATCGTGGTGGTTAAGAGACTGTCCTGAAGAGCATAGAGAGTATAGCTTTTGTGATGATGAAGGAGTTCGCTATTTCCATACGTATCGTAAAGATTCGGCTGATAAAGAAGTTGAAAAAGAGTATCGTATTCGTAGGAATGGCGGAGAATGGATGGAGCCACTCGTCGAAATAGAGGAGGACCAAAAGTATGAGGGTGAATAAGCGTTTAAGCAGCGGTGTCACTGCCCTCCTTATCATAATTGCGATGGTGGGCATAGTTCTGGACACGGCTAAAATTGACGGCCGTCTGTCGGTGGTTCTCGGGGTGCTGTTCGCCGTTATCGTCTCATCGCTCCTGATATTGGTGGATGGTGAGGAGTAAATGCGGGGCGCCATATTTCAAAGGATAATTAAAACATTAGAAAGAATGGCTATACAGTTCATAAAGGTCGAGGGCGACCTGATAAACATCGGAGAGGTCGTGAGAATACGGCCGCTGGAGCACGGTGTTGAGTTCGACATGAGAGACGAAAACAAGATACCGATGCAGTACTACCACACGACCTTCGAGGAGGTTGAAGAAATGATAAGGGGGCTTGGAAAATTCCAGCCCGAATAATTTGCAAAGTTGAAAACATTCACTATCTTTGCATCGTGAATTTCAAATCGGCTGGGTCCTGGGGCGGCGGCATAGCGTTCTCCCCCTCTCGGCTGGAAATGTGCTTTGTATTACCGGGGGTGCGCCCCCGGGTTATTCGTGGGTAGTTTAATGGAAGAACCCCGGTCGGCGACAGGGAAGTGGCGGTTCGAGTCCGTCTCCACGAGCGGAAGGTATTAGAAATGTGTTTCATACTGTTTGTTAATGAGTGAGTGAGTGTTTCATACTGTTTGTTAATGAGTGAGTGAGAAGGGCAGCCCGAGAGGGCAGTCCTTTTTATTATTCTTGCATGTTTAAAAATCTTTTTTTAGTTTGAAGTAGTAGAGAGGATGACCGGGAGGTCATCCGTTCTGCTTTTTAGGCCTGCACAAAAAAATCGAAAAAAAAATTAGTAAATCGTTTGCTATTGTGTAAATGTTTACTAACTTTGTGGTGTAAACAAAAACAAACAAAGCGTATGAAGATTTACAATTATAAAGAGGGAAAGGCATTCTTCGAAAATGATAAGAAGATGCCGATATCGGAGGAAGAGTATCAACTTCTTTTTAAGGGCAAAGGATATGACGGCCACGAACGTCACTCACTTGCTTACTACTTCGTAGAAAGCAAAATAGGCGGCCCCAAAATGGTCGCCCCCGCACTTAGCGAAGTGCTTAACTACGTGCGACAGCACGAATTTAAGGTGGTTGTGAAAGAGTACAACGAATACGACATTCGTATCACTTTTATTTATGTAAACGGAGAACTCGTCTACATGAATAATGGAGAGGGGGTTATTACTGAAAAAGGGGACGACATCTGGGAACAGATGCTCGAAGAAGTTAAGAACGTAGACAAGGAGATTGTATGCTAAAAAATCTTCCGTAAATCGTTTGCTAATTAGAAAATGTTTACTAACTTTGCAGTGTAAATAAATACAGATAGAAGATGGCGAAATACGATAACCCATATACAGACCCATGCGAAAGCTGTTCAGAAAGCGGGTATTGCGAATGCGAATGCTCCGGCGGATGCTGCCTTGTACATGAAAACAGAGAGAAAAGCGACATCTGGCGTGCCGGCTATCGCTCGGGAAGAGACGAACAGCGGGAGTTCATCCGCGAAAACCCGGATACACTGATTAAAGTATACGGCGCGGGACCTATTGACGTGTCAAAGTTCGTGTCAAAGTTCGTGTCAAAGTTATCCAAGCCGGATTTAGACAAAGTGGGTGAGCTCTGCACAGAAATGCTCGCCAAAATAAAGGAAAGGAGGCGTTATGAAATACCCAAAACAGATTTCTAAAACCAAGTGCCGTACGCTCGCGGAGGTTCGGGCCGAGGCACACAACGAGCGCGCCCATAAGACCTACGCGTACGTTGAGAAGGGTCCGAGAGGTCTTTACACCGTGTGGGTGAACCACACAGACTTAAAACCGCAACAGAATGAAGTACGTACTGCTGATAATGACGCTTAGCGGTACTCCGAAGGAGTACCAGGCGTTTAACGACTCAACCGAGGCCGCGGCCTACAAGACACTGCTTTTTGACTACAATCGGAGGAAGGCTGGACCGGCTCTAAGGAAGCACGGCTGGAGCATCCCGACCGACTGGAAGACCTATAACGAGCAGGCAAAAATCGTAAGAAAATAATTGCAGAAAAGTTTTGACCTTTAAAAAGAAGGGCGTAACTTTGCCGGGCAAGAAAAGAACTTAACATTATCATCTAATATGGATATCAACGTAAATGTAAGAATTGAGCTATCCGAGGATAGCAAGTCTTTTGTAGCGGGCCTTATCAAGGGCCTCGCAAGTGCAAACCAAGTTTCTGCTACCTCTGCTACTGAGGAACCCGCCAAGAAGGCCACAACGCAGGCAGTAAAAAAGGTAAAGGCTGCTCCAGCTGCTGAGGCCAAAACAGAGGAGCCAGCTGCACAGGCCGCTGCTCCAGCTGCTGAGACTAAGACAGAGGAGCCTGTGGCACAATCTGCTGCTCCAGCCGTGGAGGCTAAGACAGAGGTGACTCTTGATATGCTCCGCCTCGTTGTCGGTGAGAAGGCGGCTGACCACCGGGACGAGATTAAGGCCAAGTTAACGGAGATGGGTGTAGAGAAGGTAACGCTCCTCCCTCAAGAAAAGTGGCCTG